TCTGTTTCTTCTTCCCCACCTTCTTCTTCAGTTCCCTCTTCACCACCAAAATCAAAATCTGGATTGTCTTCACCTTCTTCAGTTTCAGTTTCTTCTGTTTCGGTTTCTTCTGTTTCGGTTTCTTCTTCGTCAGCATAATCAGTGTTTTCCTCATCCATGGTATAGGTATGTCTTCTCACTTCAGTTAAGGTAGTTGTACCTTTAGTTGGATCGTAACCAAGAAGTTCTCTATGTCTTTTTAAATCTTCGCTTAATTTATTCATATGTGTTTATTTTATCTTTCTGGATTATTTTTTTTCCATTCTTTTATATAAGTTTTTCTATCCACTATCTTTGTGTATATTCACTTAATAATTGACGACCATCGTTTGTGATGATTTTCTTATTTTCTCTTTTAACAATTTCTTCAGGGTTGTTCATTAAACATTCCTCATCTTGACACCCTTGTTTGTTGTTTGATAAAAAAGAATCAAGTTTTGACTTAATTTCTTTTTCAGATTTTTGTTTATTTCTATCTGTAATCATAACTTCTTTTTTATTATAAATATCAAGATTCAGATAAAAATATCCTTTCAATTGTGTTTATCTCAAGATTGTCACCTTTTAACAAAATAATTTTGTTTTTAAACTTTTCCCAATCTATTTTATACTCTTTATAATTAACGTTACCACCCAAACCACTTTCTTGTTCAATAAGTTTGTTTAAAGCATTAATTGTAAAAATAGTATCACCTTTTTTATGGACTTGGATTGTTTTGGGTAGTTCCTTTTTAATATTGATTTTATGTTCAACATCTATATTTATTTTATAAGTTAAAAGATAATCTTCTTCTGTTTTAAAGAAAAAAACATTTTCTTTTTTAACTCCAAATTTTTTTTTGATTTTATCTAAGAAAGGGTCCAGATTTTCAGCCTTAAGGAACGAAGCTAGAAGTAATATTTTTTGTTGCATCTTTATATATTAAGTATGGCAAATATTTTATATCTAAATATTTAAGTTCATTCTTAAAGTTTTTTAACTCCCAATCACAATCAGAAAAGTTAGTTGTTTCTTTTAATGAACTTAAAATTATTTTTCTATCAAAACCAATGAAATTTAATAATTCAAGGTCGATAGAATAAATAATAAAATTGTGATATACATACACAATTTTATTTACATATAAATATGTAAAGCCGCCTGCAACGATACTTAATTTACCCAATAATTCATCAATAGTATTTATTTTATAAATTATCGGGTCTATATTGTAAAATTTTATATTTTTAATATAATCTTTATAAGATTTATCTATATATTTTTTTAAATCATTTTCAAATACACTTCTTTTTTCTGTTGGTGAAAATGTCCAATAAAGATTGTCTTTAATTTTTTTTCTTAAAATAGAAGCTTCAGGACATAAAGTTTTTGTTAGTTCCCAACCAATGATTAAATTGGGTGTGTCAGTTGTTGGTATGGTTTCGTAAATATCGAAATTATTAGGTATTCCTGTTATACTTTCTTTTGTAATTATATTGCCAACAATAATCATTTTTATATCTTTGTTTTAAATATAAGAGATAAAAATGAAAAAAGAAACCAATCACGAACTTACTTCTGAAACGTTAAAAAATTTTATATTTGCTGGTACAGCTATTTTTACTGTTGTAAATGAACAAACAGGTAATCGTTTTACATATCGTATTCGTAAAGCTGGTTGGGGTACTTCTGATGTTAAATCAGATATTTTTTATGTTTCTGTTTTAACAGGTTCGGATAATGAATCTTCATATACTTTTTTAGGTAGTTACTTTGGTGGTAAAAATCAGTTGTACAGACATTCAGCAAAAAGTAAAATTGGTTTTTCTTCCACTTCTAATAAAGTTATTGAATGGTTTTTTCAACATTATTTTAAAAACCCAAATGGTTATAAAACTGTTAAAGTTTATCACTCAGGTAAATGTGGTAAGTGTGGAAAAAAACTAACCACCCCTGAATCAGTCAAAAGTGGTTTAGGCCCTTATTGTGGAAAAAGAAATTAAGCTTGTTTTTTTAAATCACCTGTGCCTACATTGTATTTTAAAACATTATATACGTAACCGTTTTTAAATTTTTCATACTGTTCTCCAGTTGCCGGACCATTAGGTCCGTTAACCCAAGTAAATAAATCACCACCTTTTAATTGCCAATTTTTTGCATATTCTTTAGCATCATTTTGGTCTTTAATTCCTTTACGTAAAGTATCCACGATATTTTTATAATATGTTCCTCTACCCCCTGGAGTTTGAAGTAATGTATCTACAATAGCTTGAGCCCCTAGTTCACCGTCTACATAATTTTTAACCTTATCTTCGTTATAATTTGTTGAATTTTGTTTATTTAAAGTAGTATTAAACCCGTTCCAAGTTGCGTTACCACCTTCAGCTTGTCTCCAAGCTTTTAAAAATAATATATTACCGTCTGTAATTGGTGCTCCTAGTTTTGTTAAGATAGTATTATAATAATTTGAGGTTTCTGTTGGTGTAGTATTTACTGTATTATATCTAACAACATTAACGTTACCGGCTTTAGATGTTATATCATCCCCAGTACCAAAAATAACTTCTTGTACGTTTCCAATACAGTTTTCTTTTTGGTTTAAAAAAGAAGAGGGGTTAACAGTGTTAGCACAGCCAGAAATCCAATTTTTTTGATTTTCTGTTTGTCTATGTACTTGTAAATGTAAATGTAAACCGGTGTTAAAAAGTTTTTCTCCATTAGCATCTCTGTTAGGCCAAACAGCGTTACCAATAACTTCACCTGCCTTTACAATTGTTCCCGGAATTAAACCTACTTTTGGTGTAACGTGTCCATATACAAAAAAATAAAAATAATTATCAGAAAAAGGTTTTGAGCCGTTATCTTCACCGTATCTAATAACTACTGCTCCACCATCTGGTGGTGCTCCAAAACCACTCATTGCTCTAGCGTCTGTTACAACACCGTTATAGACTGAAACAACCTCTACCGATTTTCCTTTACCTTTATTTGGTCCGTCTGTGTAATACTCATTCGCATTTCCTGGTGAGATATCTAAACCACAATGGTTTTCACTTAAACTTCCAGCACCCTTGTCTATTTGTCTTACGGCATACTGACTGGTTACCTTGGCCTTTTTATCACAAGTAAATGGATTAGTAAATAATTTTAATATACTAGAATCGATAGGTGGATTTTGTTTACCTATCGATTTTAAGTTTGAATTAGTTGTAATGCTACCAGCATTTGTACTTGCTTTAATATCTTTTAAAGTAAGTGTCATAGCTACTGCGGCGTCTGTTACAATAGGTATTGTTGCAATTGGTTGTCTTGTACCTTTAAATGTAGTCGTAGCATGATTTGGTTTAAAATTGTGTTTCACCTCTGTTATAAGATAAGCTCCATTAAACATTGGAACACCAAACAAATCAAAATACATCATTGGTTGTATCATCATGTTACCCAATGATTCCATGGTACATGTATAAGAACGTGTTAAGTATACGGAATTTAAGTTTTGTCCTTTTGTTGATTGGTCAGTACCACCTTGTTGGGCCAACTTATCTACAACTAATAAAGATTCTGCTGTTTCACTAAACTCTGTTTGATCTAACTGAATATTTTTAAAGTGGTTTTGGTTTTCTAAACCATAAACAACTTTGAATGCTGTAAATCCAGGTGTGCTATTATTAGTACTAGTACCTAAAAATTCATCCGGTTTTTCAATACCTTCAATACTTAAATTAAAACTATCATTGTCAAAATTAGGTGTAATATCTGCGGAACAGTTAGAGGCTGCTTTAAAGCTTAATTGTCTTGAATTTCCGCCAACATACATTGATAAAAATAATGGTCCACAACTTACTTTTTCAAAATTTAAAGAAGGTCTAAACATATCTAACAAATCATTTTCTTGTAGTCCTTTTGCGGCTAAATTAATATAAGCCGGTAAAGGATAAAACATGTATTCGTTTTCAGTTAATAAATCAGAAATATATTGGTAAAGTGTGATTTTAATATTGTCTTTGAGTTGGTTTAATTTTGTAATGTCTATTACAGCATCATTTCCAATATCACCCATAACCCTATTTACGTATTGGAAATGTGCTGCTAAAACACCTTTTTCTCCCGCATTAAATCCCCCACATTTATTATCAATACCGTTACCTAAAATATTAAAAAATAGTTGGCCCTGTCCTGGTGAGGCTGAAATCCATTTATCTGTCATTGATTTAAATGTACGATATAAAGACAATTTAATGTCGTCATCTTCTAAAGATGATTGTCCATATCCTTTATCGTTTTCAGCACTTTTATCTGTAATGTTTTTTATAACAGCATCTCTATTATCTTTTATTAGTAGCCAAAATTCTGTCAAATAAGCCTCAAAAAGTTCTTTATCTACTCTAAAATCATCTGTAAATGTTTCTTGACCGTACCATATTTTAGGTGTTGAATTAACTAAATAAACAGAAGTTTTCAGTAGTTTGTCAACAACACTTTGTGTGTTTGAATCATTTTTTAAAAGAAAGGCTACACCATTAAGATTTTCATCTAAAGCATCTGCTTCTGTTGTATTATCATAATAGGTACTCATTTGAGTCGTACCTTCAGCAAAATGAACTGGGTCAATAATTTTTAATATACCACCCCAACCATCTTCACCTTCACTAGTAGCCCACGTTGTAAAGTATTCTATTATTTTATTTTTTACAATATCGGGTAAATTTTGAATTACGAATCCTAAATCACCGTCGGCTAATCGACTTCTTTCAGTAAATGACGCGTTGTTGGTTAAATGTTCATAGTATGGATTTCCTAAACGGGTTTGAGGCATTAGTGTTTGGTAATCTAATCTGTAACATCCTGTCTGAGTAAAGGCGTAAGGGTTTATAAGAGAGTACTGTTCGGGTCCTCCAATGTTAAGTTTTCCGTCATAAAATACTATTGGGTGTATATAAGGTATGTGATGTGGTGCTATATACTGTGTAGGCCATGAATAATAATATGTACTGCTGTTAACTCTGTTTGATGTTTGACTTGGGTAATTAAACGATGTTGTAAAATTTCTTACTTTACCCCAATTATATTTATTACTATCGAGGTTAATAATTCTGTCTGTATAAAATTTAGCCGGACCATTATCTTTACCCGAATCACTAACAACCCCGTAATAATCAAAAGCAAAAGTACTTTCTCCAAGATTGCCCCCATTTGCATCTTTAATTTTAACATCGTCTCTAGATCCAATTTCAAATGCACTATTATTACCCCATTGTGTTTTTAAATTTTTCCCAAAATTTGTATAGTTTTCATGAAATACACTTTTTTGAATCTTTGAGGCCCAATTACCGTTACCGTTATAAACTCTATTTAAATAATCTGAAAATTGGTTTCTATCTATCCCCGCATAAGTTTTATTAAAATTACCAAAACCAGAATTATATCCAGGTTGGGCTAAAGGGTCAAATCCTTTTGGTGATTCTCCTTTTAAAGGTTTTGTCCAAATACCATTATTACTATCCCATCCAACAAAACTTCTCCATCTCCATAACTGAGCCCCCAAAGCTAATATCCAAGCTTTAGGTACTTTAACAATACCTCCTGATATATTAAAATTTTTAATAGAAAACAACTTTGATGGGTATTTATTTTCATCAAATTTTAATGTGGTATTATAAAGTAAATCAAAATTTTTATCTACACCTCTAGTTACTAAAGGTGTTGGTTTTAGTAGATGTAAAAATAAATAAGCTAAATTACAGTTTTCTGTTTCTTCAGAAGTAAAACCATTCGGACCTTTTAATTCATAAGTATTGCCCCAAGCTAACGTTCTGAATTTATTAACATTATCTACCCAACTTGGCGTGGTTACAAAACTATCTATAGACCCTCTGTTAGAAAATTCACCAAAACCACCAAAACTATCATAACCCAAATCTTGGATTAAGTTGTTTACGTCAGCATCTGCTTGGGTAACACCTACACTTAATTGAAAGACTTTATTTGGCTCAGTTTTTGGTAAAAAATTAGCGTAACCAGAATAAGCTTTTATATTGATTGGTTGATATTCGTTTGCAAGGTCTGTATCTATAACCGTAAAATAAGTTAATAAATAAGGTTTTATTTGTGATGGTGTACCTGCTTTCCACCAATCAGTTGGTTCGGCTCCATCATCGTAGGTAACACCTTTTTTGTATTTTGTTATTCCTGCGACAATAAAATTTCTTGCATCACTAAAAAAAGGTGATTGATTTTTAGAATCGGGTTTAACTTCAGATTTTATTTTAAAGGGACTTTCTTCTTTTTCTAAACCTATCAGAGTTGGTAATCTGTCTGTTAAATCTTTAGAATATCGATCTAAAACAGTTTTAAAATCTTTACCTAAATTAGTATCAGTATTGATGTTAATTTGAAAACTTTCATTATAGTCCGATTCTTCTTTTATTTGAAATAAAAGATTATGACCCATCTTTGTTGGATCACCATAAATTACAACTTTTTCAGGTGCTTCAGGGTCAGAAATGGTGATACCCTCTAATGGTTTGTATATATAAGTTGAACCTTTTATGTTTTCCTCTCCTTTTGGGTTATTCCAAGTATAAGTTATTGTTTCTAAATTTAAGTCGGTTTTAACTTTATTAATAAACTCTTCTGGAGTTGCACCAAGTATTGATGGTTGTAAAGCTTGTATAAATTTAATACTTTCTGAACCTTCTTGTGCATTAAGTAAATTCCAAGCATCTACTTTCCCTAATATTTTCGCTAAATTTGTATTAATTTTATTACCCTGTATAAATGGATTCCAATTATAAAGTGGTAAATTAATAGCACCTAAACGTGTCCAATTAAGGTGTGTATGGTCTAAAGAAATAAAAACCCTTTCACCTATTAATTTAGGTATAACCTCCACACCTTTATAACTAATATTTTTATAAATTTGTGGATTATCACTAAATAAAATTGGGGCCTCTAAAACGTTTAAAGGTGCGTAATTATCAAAACCCGCTCTACCTTCTTTTTTTTCGTTTATTAAATCTATTTCTTTTAAAAATTTTATATAAGCAGTTATAAAATCTTCTACAAATCTAACTTCTACCCAATTACTAAAATTAGCATCTTCTCCAGGAAATACTTCTTTTGTACCTTGTGTTTTACCACCACCTTTTTTAGGTGTATGGTTTTTTTTATAAACTGTAGGCCAAGCATAAACAGCAGGTTCTACTCCTTTTGTGTTTGCAGATATACGAGTGATTGGTGCACTTGACGTATTATCTGTGTTTGTTGTACTTATATATTGTTTATAACTTTCTGTGTTATCTAAATGATATTGTTCAGCCTTTATTGCTATATTTAAAAGAATTTGCATAAAAGCATCTGTATTACAAAGTAAAACAGTAAAAACGTTTCTTATTGACGGTTTAAACCCAATTCTTTCTTCTATAATATTATTTAAAGATTCTACAACAACTTGTTTTTTAGATGTAATAACATCATTTAATTTTTGGTAGTCTTCTTTAATTCCATTAATCAAATAACCAAAATCTATAAAATATTCGGTACCACCCGCATTTTTATAACCATAATCAAATAAAACTATATTTTGAAAATCAGATCCTATTTGGTTGTATATTTTGTCGGTTACCCCAGATGGTTGTCCATTAAAAACATCCGCTTTAGCATCTGTAAGTACGTCAACTATATCAGAACCAGTTGTTGAGTCTGTTATTTTTTGTGTTTTTATAATTGAGGTATTAGAGGCTAAAGACCCATTTGTTTTATCAAAATACTGTGCAATTAAATCCCTAAGTTTGGTGTCACAATTATCCGTAACGGTAGAACCTTTGGCACAAGGTTTGGTTTTAAAAACTAATTTAAATAAATTATTAGTTTGTCCATTTGCTGTTGAATTTATTTGTTCTGAACTTATATCTTTTAAATCTCTAAAAACTTTTTGAACGGCATCATCGTAGTTATTATAATAATTTTTTAACCCATTAAGATTTTGTAATTCTGTCCATTCTGGACTTCCTTTAACATCAGGTAAATCTAAAGTTTGTAGATTTTTAACTGCTTTGACTAAATCAAATATTGTTGTACACCTTTCTGGTACAACTTTATTTTTACACCATGGATTATTTGTTTCAGTACTATCAACTATAGGATTATCGGGGTTAGTATAAAATTTCCAAGTATTTTCGTATTTATCTTCTAATATACTATTTGGTGTGTAAATATTTTGGTCTAAATATTGTGATGCTGTAACATAACTAACTATTGTATCAGATAAAAAAGCGAAAGACCAACCAACAAACTCTGCGCGACATTCCATGTTACCCGTGTCAGAATTAAACTTAGCATTAAACTTAAGTAAATTTAAATAGTATTTTACAGGTCTACCGTAATAACCTTTAAGTGTTAATTCAAAAATAGGGTAAGGTAGTGTAAAAAATAAACCATAAGGTGAACAAGAACCTTGTTCAAATAATGTTGCACCACGAACATCTACAAAATCAATTACAACTTTAGGTACGGTTTGACTTTTAATTTCAATATCAACATTGGTTATACCAAATGTTTCAAAATCGTTGCCTATTCCACCTAATTTTGCTTGGTCGGGGTTACCTCCGATTTGGGTCCAATCGGTTGTTAAAAAAGGTTTGTTAGAAAATAATTGGTCTGCCCCAAATTTTTGTTGTGGCACAGTCATTTCAATAGAACCACGAACATCGTTATTTAAATTATATTTACCCCCAGTAGTATTTTGGTCTTCTGTTAAAACACTTTTTGATTTTTGTTTAGCCTTTAAACTAACATAAATAAATAAATCTTCTTGTGGTACTATTTGACCTATTGGGTTAGGATCAATAATTTTAATATTAGCATTTAAACCAGTATTATTTAAAATTATAGGTGTGTAATCACTTTGTTGAAATGGGTTTCCGTTGGACATAATTAACTTTTAATTCCGTATAAAGCGTCAAACCTATCTATTTCTTGTTGATAAGTTTGTAAAGCATTAATTAATGGATATGGTACTCTTAATATAGACCCAACTGGTATGTTAAATTCTAACCCACCGTATATTGGGTTTGCTTGTAAGATTAACCACCCATAATAAGGTACACCATAATACTGTTGTGACAAAATGTCAAGTCTACTATTAGTGGTATATTCGGCCGAAATATCGTTTGAGGATACGGGTATCTTTATAAATGGTAAAGGTTTAATTTCATTATTAACCTTAAATTTTTCATATCTATCGTAGTATAATTTACTCATTTTTACATGTTTGCTACAATTTTATCAAGTAATTTAAATAACCCTTGGTCCGTTGTTTTAGTACCATTTATTTCTATTGTAAGTGGTAATGGTTGTCCGTTTTTATCGTATTGACCAAAATTATAATAAGTACCTTTTTTTATTATTACCGCCTTTTTAACATTATCAAGAGGGTTTGAAAAATTAAATGTCTTAATAAAATTAACCACACCACCATCTAAAAATTGTACAAATAATCTTGATCCTAAATTGTATTGTGTTGTACTTAACCCCCCTTCTTGACCTGCAGGTACTTTATAATCTTTAATCCAAAAACCAAATCCCATTACTCCTTTTGGTAAATTTTCTTTATTATAAACCGTCTTACTAGCTGAAACTGGAGATATTTTTTGTGTTGATATATAGTAGGACCCATTTTGTTGGAATACGGCGGAATTTTGTTTACATTCAAATAAAACTTTATCTAATGTATTACCAACCACTGGTGTTGCCGGTTTATTAGTTACAGCTGATTTTTTAACATCTGTTTTTTGATTTTCGGTGGTTGCTGAAACAACTGCTGTTGATGCTTGTGCGTTTGTAGACGGTACATCTACAGGTTTAGGTTGTGGTGTAACTGTATCAATTTTCTTATCGGTCATAACACTACTTTGTTTTATCACATCATATAAAGCATTTTCTTGACCTGGTGTAATATAACCACCATATACCACTTTTTTCTGTAACGCTCCTTCTCTTTGTGCTAAATAATTATCAACAGCTCTAGCCGTATTGTAAATTCCAGTGTTAGCAAAAAAGTTAAATGAAACCGCATTTTGTAATTGTTTAATAGGTCCACCTAATGAGCTTCCACCAATAAATTTAAAACCCATATCTACTTTAACAATCATAGGTTGTACACCAATACCTTCAGGGTTTAAATCCCACTGTACTGGTTCAAAACTAAAATTAACACTGTCTATGACAATTTTTGTGTGATAAAAATCACCTATCTTTAATACACAAATAGGTGGTCTACCAAAAATCATATTTTGTGGACTATCAATATCTATTAATTGTGGTCCTTGTCTTGTACATTGTTGTAAGAAAGTTAATCTAGAATTAAAACCTTCTGGGGTTATAGCGTGAAAAGCGGGGTGAAAATTATCTAATTTTTCACCTAAAGTATTATAAATAAAACTATCTGATTTTTTAAGTGCCTGAAAATAATCACACTCCCCAATATAAGATTTAGCAACACTATCAGCTATACTTTGTGCAGCGTCTTTTTTAGCCTGTTCTTCTTTAGTTTTTTCTTGAGCAACAATTTGATTTTCGTTATTAATTTGTTCAGATATTCTAGTAGAATTTAAAGGGTTTTTTATTAATCTAACTTCCACATATCTAGCTTGTTTAGATGCATAACTATCAGGACTATTTTGATTTGATGTACAAGGGTCTTGTCCTGTTGTATCTTCTTTAGCCCACTCTTCGTTAGTTGAGTTTGGGTCTGATGCACTATCGCCTAAACTATAAAACTCCCACCTTAAACCTTTTTGACCTGAATTAATAAAATCGTCAAAACCACCCCTTAATTGTGTTTCAGTAGGGTAAGTTTTATCACTACCACCAAATTTAACAGGGTCACCATTCTCAATAGATTCTAAGTACTGTATCATCCAATTATAAACAGACAGTATTCTATCATGACTTAATTTAAGATTATAATCCTTATTAGCAGCCCCAGAACAATAACCGTATAACTGTATCGTATAATTTTTTCCATCTTCTTGTCCTTCATATTTTTGATTAAATGTGGGTTGGTTGGGTGATTGAGCGTTTATTAACAATCCACTTTTACCAACTAAAAATTGACATGTTTCGGCTAATTTATTTTCTACAAGTTTATTTAATCCAGGTCTAGAATTTCCATTACAAACTAAATCATTTTCTTCATAAGTAAAACTTAATGCTCTACCTTGACCTGTAGTGTTTATATATTGAACCTCTTTACAAGGTAATTTATCTTTAGAACATTTACTGTCATTGAATGCATTATCAAAATAAATTTTAAAAGATGTGTAAGGTGGGTCGTTAGGCTCTTTAGGTTTAACCACTTCTGGTGTTATAACACCAGTGTTAGGTATTTCGATAGTACTATCTTTTATTACAGGTGGTATAAAATCTCTATACGCATCTTTATTCCCACAACCCGCGAAAAATGAATGATACACATCATCAAATATATTTTCAGCGTAATCTTTTCTTAATTGATTTAGTACCGAAGGGTGATCAACTACAATTGAAAAACTTAAACTACCCGACCTTTCAGTATTGTTGTAAGTATAAATTGGCTCTCCTCTTCCTACCATAGTTGTTGAATCCCAATTAACACTGGTACTTTCACTAAAATCCATATTGTAAGGGGGGAACCACATAATTCTACCACCATTAGGTCCTTTTTCACAAAGTGGTAAGTAAGCTGATTGTGGAGCATCTACCCAAGCTAAATTTTCTATTGAAAACATGTAAGGTATTACTTTGGGTTTAAATACAGCTAAGTTTTTTAAATCTTTAGCGGCAGAAAGTTTTATATAATTTTCTTGTATGTTTAATTCTCTAACACCGTCTTTTTCCCAAGCAATTTTTGGCATACCTACCTCGTTCAATGTCATTAAATCACTATAATTACTAGGTACGTCAGAACCAAGTACATCAGCAGGTTTAGTTGTTAACCACCAATTTTTTTCACCCCTAATTAAGTTTTCAAAAGAAGTGTACTTTCTTTTAGATGACCAAGAACGACAATAAAACTCACCTGTAGAATTTTTTGCCGTATTACCTCTTGATGGTAGTTTTGGTGGATCGACTGCAGGAAGCACTACTGGAATACCCCCAATGTTAATACTACTCGCTTTAAGTCCAGTTGAATGTCCGTGTTTATCAATTTTTTGATTATATTCTTTATTACCACCAAATGCTTTTGGTGAATCAAAATAACCAATATAACTACCAACATCATTTAAACCTTCTGATTTATTTACTATTTCTTGTGTGTATTTAAGTAATCCTCTTTTAAATGGGTTAACGGTTTGATTACCGTCAGCAGCAACTCTTTTTTGCCAAGAATAAGACTCACTTGTAAGACCTTCATTTGTGTTTTCCCCATAGGTACCGTGATAGTATGTATCGTACCCTAAATTTACTAATTCAGCGGGAATAGTACTAGGTTGAAATTCTAAAAGATCTGATTGTGATTTTGAATTTAAAGCTCCAGCTGTTTCTGTTTTACCAAAAAAACCTTCAACAGCCGGACTTGTTGTATAACCTTCTTGTGGGACAGGTCCACCTTTTTTCTTTTCTGATGGGAAAAAATAATTTCCTTGATTATATTTTACGTAATCATTTTCTAAAGTAGGTCCGTATTTGTTAACATTAACCGTATCAATGATTAAATTTCTGGTATGTTTACCTGTTTGGTCTAATAAATTACTACTAATATCAACTTCTTTGTAATTTACCCTATTTTCTGTAATCGCTCTACCTACTTGAATTGATTTCTCGTACTCTAATAAATTAAAATCACCTGGATTTAATATGGAATTAGGGTTATTAAATCCTGTTAATTTAGCTAAAAATTCTGCTGCCTTACCGATAGCTGTTTTACGTGAAGTAATAGAATAATTTTTAATAATTAAATCTTGTCCTGTTAATAAACCAATTGGACTTGTATTAATCAATCCCACTGTATTATCAGTAAAGTTTAATTTAATTCTATTTAAAACTTCTACACCTCTTCTTTTTCTAGCTATTGTATCTAATTCCGAAATGTTTGTACCATCGGGTTTGTAATTTATACCTGAACCTATAGTACTAAAAGGAATTACACCAACACCTAAAGTTCTACTAAATAGTTGGTCTCTAAAATCTCCTTGAATACCTGGGTTATAAGATACAAAACCTGTACGATTATTTAATAACTCATCACCTGTAGTTCCGTAAGAAATTATTTGTGTTGGTCCGTATTTGTTATTCGCCTTTGTTAATAAGTCCCTATCTCTAATTTCTCTAGTTGTTATAACTTGTCCACCAGGTTTAACCCAAGAGTTAATATTACCAGCAAAACTTAATCTTAAAGTTTGTGGGACCCCATATGGTGTATTATAATCTCCTGACCATTGTTGGTAAACTGCCGCAAATTCAACTGGATACCAACTTAACAAGTCTTCTTCTGTAGGGTTTAAAGCTAGATTATCTGGTCTAGGTTGTGTAAAATTGTTTATCGTACTAGATATCTCTGATGCCTCCTGTACAGAAGGTAAATCAAGATTAGCAACATTTGAGTTGAACAAAGAAGTAGCGTCTTGACCTAAACCCGCTTGTTGTGGTGTAGTTTGCCCTAAAACATTGGCAACTTGTGGATTTATATCTTGTAAATTACTACCAACATTTATTTGTCTTGGGTTTGTTAAATTATTGTATAAAGAAGGTGTTTCAGAAACCTCTTGGACTGAAGGTAAATCTATATTTGAAGTGTTTGGATTGAATAAAGAAGTCACATCTAAACCTAATCCCGCCTCTTCAGGTTTATCTTGACCTAAAACGTTAGCAACCTGTGGGTTTATGTTTTGTAAATTACTACCAACATTTATTTGTCTTGGGTTTGTTAGGTTATTATATATAGAAGGTGTTTCAGAAACCTCTTGGACTGAAGGTAAATCTATATTTGAAATATTTGGGTTAAAAGTTACGTCTAATCCTAAACCAGCCTCTTCAGGTTTATCTTGACCTAAAACGTTAGCTATCTGCGGATTTATATCTTGTAAGTTACTACCAACATTTATTTGTCTAGGATTGGTTAAATTATTATAAACTGAAGGCGTATTCGCAACTGTAGTTAAATTAGGTACATCTATAACGTTAAAAGTACTTTGACTAACATCATACTCTGTCCCTCTATCAGCCCAAGGATTACTTAAAACACTACTAATAACCGGATTTGGTGTTCCTAAATTATGTGTAAAAAGATAAGTTCTAAAATCGGTATCGGTTATTGGTCCTAAAATACCACTATCAAACTTATCTATATTGTAATCAAAAGGATTTATTTGTGGACTGTTAGGCATGATTTAAATTTCTTTTTCTATAAATATTTACTTATAAACTTTTTATTTACAATATTAGCGCGAGATCTTAATAAAGCTTAAAATAATATAGCTTATATAATAATAAAGCTAGCAAATAAAATTATCTTGATTTTCCACCGTTTCTATCAGCTGAATTTGAGTATTCGATTAATTCTTTTAATTTTGAAACAAATATAGGGTCTTTTATCCAGTCGGTACCTGTTTTTCCTCCAGCCTCTCCTTTTAAAACAATTGAACCATCTACCGTTAAATTTTCTTCAAATTTAATTGTTGGTGATGCTCCTATTAAAGAAAACCACATGGATAAATCTTTTAAAGCATCTAATTTATTTTGGTCTACAGAATTGATTGCGTTTACAGCCTTTTCTATACCTTCTCCACCACCACTTGCAGCCAACGCTGTTGCAGTTTCTGTTAACATTGAAGTAACTCCACCCAATATTAATAATCCAGGTAATGCAAAAATAGCTGCCGCTCCCATAGCAATTAATGACAATGTTAAGACCCCTATACCTGCTGCCATAGCTAAGAATCCTAAACCAGCCATAAATAATCCGGCACCATTTGCTCCTATAACCGCGAACATATTAGTGAAGGAGTCTACTATTAGTGCAACGCCCATAGCCACAACATAGATAGCAGCGGCGAAACCTAACATAGCCACACCTAATAGACCTATAACCAATACACCCATTAGTGCAGGACCGGCAACAGCTCCAAGAGCTGATAATCCAGTAGCTAAAAAACCAAGACCAATACCAGCTTCTGTACCAAATAAAGCAATTAAAGGTAATCCAATTACACCCAAAGTCATTGCTGCAAAACCAATACTCGCTAATATTAATATTCCGGCTCCTTTATCAACATTAGGTAAAGTACCCATCATTGATAGACCCATGGCTAAAGAAGTCATATTACCAACCAATGAAGTCAAATTAACTTTACCTAAAAATAATAAAGAAGGTATTGCAGCTAACATTGCTGTAAAACCAATCGCTGCCGGTACTAATAACATAGTACCTTTATCAACATTAGGTAAAGTACCCATAGAAGATAACCCAGTTGCCATACTAGTTAAACCGCCACCTGAACCTCCAGCTGCTTTATCCACAGTACCACCTATTTTTGAAGTTAAAGAACCAAATAAACTTTTAAGTCCACCTCCAGCACTAATCAAAATACCTTTACCAGCGGCTAAACCAAAGGCTAAACCAGCTATTGCTTGTGAAAGAACCCAATAACCAACAAAACCAATTGCAGCACTTATTAATAATTCTTTCCAATTACCTTGTAAAAAATTCCAAACATTCATGAAAACACTTTTAATTTGTTCCATGATTTGTGGGAAATTATTACCTATATAGGTCGCCCATTTTTTAATTGTTTCAGCAAAACTAGTACCCCAATCACTTAATTTGGTAAAAATATCATTATCTGTAAAATATTTTTCTATTGACATGAATAATGGATAAACCGCAACTTGTAATTGATTTAAAAAGTTTGTCCACCTTTCTGAAATACCTGTTGCTTGTTCAGCAGCTTCTTTCGCACTTTTCTTTTCATTTAAAGCTTTTAATAATTCATTTTTACTAAGTTGTGACAATTCTTTCATTACAGGTTTTGCGTCTTTACCCATATCAATTTGAATTTGTGCCTTACCATCTACCATTTGACTCATCGCAGCGATAGCGTCTTGTTCTTCAGGTAAAAGACCCTTACCACCTAACATTCCTTTAAACATGTTGATTTTAGCACCTGTTTTTGCCTGTTCAACTAAGTTTTCCATAGATTGTCCGGTCGCTTCAGCAACAACACGTAATCTATCCATTTCCATAGCATTAACTTGAAACTCTCCTGTTTGACTATTAAAAGTAGCTGATTCAGCGGCTGCTTTTGCCATATCTTCGGCAAATTTTTCAGGATTGTTACGAGCCTTATACATTAACTGAAACGGGTCTCCTAAACTAGCCATTGCACCACCCATTACTTGTAATTGAGCAGCCATTTCAATAGCACCTTCAGGTGAGAAAGCCTTTTCAGATGCATTCGCAATACCATTCATGTCTATTTTATACTTCTCACTTAACTGAGCCATTTTTTGTAGACCTTTGATTCCGTTTTTAAAATTTAATTTATTTAACAGACCGATATTTTCTTGAAATTTTTTAATTACTTTACCTGCGTTAAGACCCATTGCGGTAGTATCTGAATACATAGAGTATATCATATTAGCCGAATCTTCAGCCCCAAGACCAAATTGTTCCATTTGAGCCGTTAAACCTGCCATACCCGCCATACCAAGACCAGTTGCTTTACCAATCATGGCCATATTTTCTAATGACGATTGTGTTAAAATAACAGAACGACCTAACTCATCGGAATATGCTTGTTGTGCCTCAAGAGCATCACTTACACTAACACCGTATCTAGCCATTTGTACGCCAGCTTGTTGGATGTTACTTTGCATCATAAACATGTTATTAGAACTTAAACCTATTTGTGCAGCAACGTCTTTTGTTTTTTGACTAAATTCTAAATAACCTGTTAAAGCCTGACCTAAGTAACTTACAAGACCACTAAGACCCATTCTAACAACACCACCAAGGGAGGCCATTTCTTTATTAATAGCCTTTATTTCATCTCTTTGTTTTTTAAGATCTTCTATTTGTTGACGTATAATTGCAGCCCTTTCAGCATCAACCTTTCCTTCCTCTTCTTTTAATTCTTTAATTCTAGCGGAAACTTTTTGCATTTCACGATAATTTAAAAGAATGGTTTTGGTATACTCACCAGCACTTCTTAAACTTTTACCAGCATCTCTTTGAGCATCACGAATTTGTTCTTGTAACTGTAAAAACGCTTTTTCGTCTTCTATATTCCTTTTAATATTGTCCGCCATTAATTATTAAAGTTTTTTAATTCGTATTTTAGCTATTGTTGATTCAGTGAATTTATCATTTCCCGTCATTTTTGGAGCTATTTCAACACTAAGATTTTTCATTAAATTTGTTTCTTTATTTAATAATTTACAAACAATCGCTTTTTTACCACCAAGTGTTGGGAATCCTATTATAATGGTGTCTTTATCTCTAGCACTTCTTCTAATTGTGGTCTCACCTTCAAAATTACTTTTACCTAAAAGACCCTGTATTTGTTTAAAAATTCTTTCTTGTTCAGGAGATAAATTGCTATCATCAAGAACCAAACTTAATCCACCAACATTTACTGTAGGTGGGATTTGACCTACTTTCGCTTTTGGTAAATTATTAAAATTACCGTTCCATTTTGTTTGACCCTTTTGTGATTGATTTACTTTATTCACATAATTATTTTTTTCTTCACCAGCTCTAGCTTTTGCCTTAGGACCCAAAACAATTTTTTGTACATAAATTTGACCAATGTAATCTTTCTCAACCGTCATTTTAGTTGGGTCTTTTGAGTTATCTTCCTCACCCTCATCTTCATCTTCATCGTCTTCTTTAATTAAAATAACGTTTTTAGCTATTTGATTAATATAAGACTCTAACGTATTTTTACGTTTTTCTTTTGAGAATAATTCTGGAGCCGCAAGTCTTCTATTATTATATGTAAATTTGAAAAATCCGGCTAAATCATTAAATAATTGTTCTTTATTATTTTTACCCCCTTCTGTTCCCTCACCTTCTGTTCCCTTACCTTCTGTTTCTCCACTTTTGTTTTCTTTATCCTCTTCACTTTCTACTTTACCTTTTTCTTTTTCTTTATTTGCTTCATCAACAAGTTCTTTAGCGTTATCAAATTGTATTGAATAGTACTTACCTTCTTTTTTACCACCTTCAGAAACTAAAGCCATAACTTTATTACTTTTACCAATAATCGGTTCTTTTGTACCTGGTAGTTGTGTAATTAATTCTTCTTCTTTTGTAAAAATCATTTTAAACAATACACCATTATCAGTCTTAATCTCCAAAGTCAAAGGTTTTTTTTCAACTACACGAGCCAAAGTTTCAAATGGGTGTGGTAATGGTAAAGTAAGTCCTTGAGGATTATCTGGGATTTGTAGTAAAAAATCAAACTTAAAAGGTTCTATAGCTAATTGGTCTATTGTGTTAATAGAATCCAACTCAGGTATATCAGTTATTTGTAATCTAGCTAACCTGTCCTTTGCTTTAGCAATACCACCTTCAGCTTTAGCAATATCTTGAGCTGCTTTATCACCAGAGATAGGAGCTTCTTTTAGGAGTTTTTTAAAGTTATTGTTGTTTAATAAAATTACTGACATCAAAAATGTTTATTTATAAATATCAAGTAAATAAAAAATGGGGCTACTAGCCCCATTAAATTATCTTCTTTTTGATTTTGCTTTATCGTATTCTTTTTTCTGTTCTTCTAATTCTTTTTGCCATAAATCAAGATAAATACGTCTTTCCCATACAGGCATATTTTGAACGGATTCATAAGAAAATCTCATATGTTTTACCATATAGTAGATTTCTCTTTTAATACTTAAATTATAATCTGACGTTAGGCCAAAAAAAGTTGAGTCCGAGGGTAACTGGAGCTTGAAATGTACCTGTCGGTCCCTCCACTTCGGCCGACATATCTATACCTGGTTCAATTGAGTCAGAATATTCTCTGAATTTAAGGGAATCAAAAGCTGGCATTACATTAACAAATTGTTGGATGTAGTTAATATCTCTATTACCATCAACTTCTTTAATCTGAGCTTGTAGTCTATAAGTTAAAGCGTTTGAAATTTGAGATTTTGTTGCTTTCTCATATTTTTCAGACCTACTAACAATAGATTTTTCATCACCAACGGTTAAAAGTCTAAATTTAATTTTCTTTTTACATTTTGGTAATAAGAAAGAAAATTCTCCTTTTTCATCTGGTTCGACACCTTCTGGTAGTTCTTTTGTTTTTAAAGTAGATAAATCTATTTCAGTTTCAAATTCAACACCACTTGTCGGGTCAGTTAATTTAACAGGATACATTTCACCGTAACCTGTAGCACGTAACCAAATCATGATTGCGTTTCTATCACCAACTAATAATTCTTCAAAAGGTACTGGGGATTCTTTAACTTTTCTTTCCAATAAAACATCAAGAACTTTCCCACTTTTAATTAAATTGGGTGATGTTAAAATATTTTCATCCATTGCGGTCATATATTCCACTTTTACAGCACCTTGTTGTCCAGGGTATAAAAGACCTCTAGATGGCAAAGGAATAACATCGAATGGGGCTTGAAATTGAATTTCTTGTGTTTGTTGTTTTGACATTATAAAAACTTTTTTTTAAATTTATTATTCTAATTAACCTTAAAACTTATTTTTTAATAGTAAAGATTATAACCATAAATAGGTTTATTTTAATTTTTCCTTAATAAAATTTTATTATTAAATAAAATCTTCTTATATTTGTAATATGAAAATGACACAAGATAAATTAACTCGATTAACTGAAGTTCTTTCAGTACCGACTCACTCTCGTAACGAAAAACTTATGATTGAGTATTTACAAAAAGTTTTAACCCAAAAAGGTTATGAACACTATACCGATTCACACGGTAATATTTATGTTACAAAAGGTGTTAGTAAAAACTTCCCTTGTTTTGTTGCACATACAGATACGGTTCACCCTGTTAATATGAATATGATTGTTGTTCAAACAGAAGGTGAAGATGGTGTTATTCTTACAGGTATGGACAAAGTCACCAAAAAGGCATCGGGTATTGGTGGTGATGATAAATGTGGTGTTTATTTAGCTCTTGAAATGTTAGACACATTACCAAATGTTAAAGCAGCATTTTTTGTTTCAGAAGAAATTGGTTGTAAAGGTAGTATGTATGCCGACCCTAAGTTTTTTGAAAATATTGGTTATGTAATTCAGTATGATTCTCCAGGTGGAGCATCAATGAGTTTAACATTAATGGGTCGTTATTTATTCAACCAAAAATCACAATTCGCGGATAAAGTAACAGGTTTAATTAAAGAACATGGTATTGTTGATTGGGCATACCATCCATACACCGATGTTTGGCAAATCATGGAAAAATTTAATATTGCTTGTTTAAACTTGGCGGCTGGGTATTATCGTTATCATACCGATAATGAATATGTTATTGTTGACGATGTTCAAAACGGTTATGAACTTGGTTTAAAACTTGTTGAAGAATTGGGTGAAAACAAATACGAAAACCCAAAAGAAGATAAAAATTACAATAATTTAAGTA